TAATTAACACTGATTGGGACAACTTTGTCGGTGAACATTTTTTTAGCGTCACCCCCTGATTTTGATAATATACCGAATCTTGAATCAGATGAAACGGTTGCTTGGTTAACGAGCTCTGACGAGGCCATAAAGCTAAACCCAGACCGTCTGTTTTTAAGGTAGCAGATTCCATAACATCTTTTGTCGGCACAACATGCTTCCCAAAATAAGAAGAATAAACGGTTGGATTCACGAAACTCAGCAGCGCCAACGTCAATTTTAGTCCACTGTAAGTACATGTAATGAGCACCAGAAATATAAGTAGCTTTTCCATTATTATTAAAAACAAAACCCTCATCTCTTCTTTTAAATTCGTTATCTATATAATCGTACCATTGTTCTTTAAAATTTTCCGGGTATCCATTCCATTCAAATACTGTTTTTATTTTTTCTAATTGTTTTGGATAAGGTAACTTTTCCCAGTATTGTTCAGATTTTTTGTTAGATCTTTTATAAGATGTTTCAATTAAAGGTAAAGCTATTTTTAAATTTTGAATTTCATATATTTCACCTATTTGTCCCGTCTTACTGATAACAATAATATCATGCTCTTTATTATAACCATACCCCCATTTTTTTGTTTTATTATATTTATTAACAATATTAGGTTTAATATGATTATCTAAAATTTTATATAAATCTTGATTATACATTATTTAGCTCTGCTTTCAGCAAATCCTCCAAACTTTGCTTTATTAGAATTTGTATCTTCAATAATATTTTTTTCTTGTTCTATTCTAGACAAAATTTCAAATGCATCAAAAATAGCTAGCTTTTTAGTAGCTGCTGCATTTTTTAATCTATCAGCTGCTAAATCTTCTGAAGCATCATTAACTATAATTTCTTCTTCTGCTACTTTAATTAATTCCTCAACTGCTTTATGCCCAGCTTGGATTATATTCAACTTGGTTTTTGTCAGACTCATATTTAATTACAATATCATTAGATTTCATACAATATAAAAATTCGTTTTCAATTAAAAACTCAAACTCCGAGTTGGGAGTAAATCCAACGCAGTCTCCAGTTTTAATTTTAAGCTTGTTTAAAGAGCTATTGTCGTATTTTAATATACCAATATGATCTTGTAATTTTTGAAGCTTTAAATCGTCTTTATTTAATAACGGCTTAACAAAACACCTATCACCAAAACTTTTCCATTTATTACCATCATTATACAAATAAATTTGATCTATTTGACAAAAATAATGATTGTCTTTAAAAAACTTACTACTATTTTTTTCTTTACCTCGTATATCATAATATCTTCTAAAAACATTATGATGTAACATAACTTTATGCCCAGGTTTTAAAATAGTTTTATAAGCTAAAGGTACCGAAATAATCTTGGCTAGCTTATTTATAAATTTAAAAGACTCGATGCTAGTATTTAGTATTAATGTTTTGTCGTTTATTTTTTTTTCATTGTTATATCTTTCACCTACTGGCTCAACAATAAAATCATAAACACTATTCATATTCTAAATTATATTCGATTGAGATTGCCATGCTACTATTAAATTTTTTCCATGGCAACACTTCTTCTTTTTTCTTTATATATATATTATAAGAATTATCAGAATCGTCAAATATGATGTAAGCTATTTTATGTCCTCCGTAAACTTCTTGTCCTAAAGAGTAGTGCATAGCATCATTTTTATAATCAGACCCAATACTGATTTTTCTTATAATACTAGACATCTTTAGCGTCTTCTGCCTTTTTTGGTTGTTCTACAGGCTTATAGTTTCCTGTCTCAAGATCAATAGTAATAGCTCCATAAATCTCTTCAAGCTCTTTTTTAAATTCTTCGTTTTTAGAAATTAATATTGCATAGTCATGCAAAAAAAGATGCTTTTGATTTTCAACTTGCCCAATATCTCTTAAAAGATTATTCATTTTAAGTTGATGATCTTTAATTTTCTTTAATTGATCTTCTGTAATTTTTTGTTCTACGTTTTTCATTTGATTAAATTTAGATTAATAATTATTTTAAAATAGTGCTAATAAATTTGTTACTGTAGTTGCAGCATCTGTGTTATGTATTTGCCTACAAGCTACAGGTACGAAAGTGCCGGCTGTTAACCCCGTTAATACAGTAGGATCAAAGCCGTTAAGACTGTCGTTAGCTAATGTTACTTTAACATTGCCAGCCGATCCCACATAGAGAGATGGCAATCTATCACGAAAAATACCACTTGGTACTTCTAAATCAGCGCTTGCTAATGTAGCAGTCACATCTCCAGTAATGTTTGAAACTCCAAAAGCAGCATTAAGAGAAGCTGCAAGAAATATAATAGTATCTCCTGAATCAGCTACATTAGGACCTTGTTCAATTACTGTTACTGCGCTTACTGCACCTGCCCCATCTGTTGTAATTGCAAATGTAGCGCCTGTATATTGTGCACTTCTAGCTGCGCCTCCCGTTGGGGACAGTCCATAACTTCCGCCTGAGGGATAGGCAATTGCTGTTTGTGATACTGGACCATTTGCCGTTGAATCTACTATGCTACTTAAGTCTTGCGCTTTTAATGTTTTTTCCGCTAGCATGTCAATTGCAGTTACTGCAAAATCACTAAAATTTTTTTGATAACTTCCCATTTTATTTTGTTTTATCTTTTACTTTTTCATATGTTCTTAGCCCGCCTAAACCTAGCATACCTAGTAATACGGTCATTAAATGTTCCATTTGTAATGCTGGTGGAACTTCCTGCGGATCTAATGCCCAAATAAATAAATCTCTTATTATAAAATTATATGCTAAAGCTACACCACATACCCATCCAATAAATGGTCGCCAGCCAGCTACAAACACTGTTCTATGACCAGCTTCAATTTCATTTATTTTAGTTTGAATAGATATAAGTTCATTAGGATCTAATTCTTTTCCTTTTATTGCTTCTCTTATTTCCCAGGCTAAACTGCCTGCAGCGGACTTCCGGCCATTACCGCCTTTTAAAAGTCCTAATAATAATTTTAACATTTAATTATGCATTAGTATATGCTTCATTTTCCCATGGAAGCTTTTTATCGCCTTCATGCATTTTACTTCTAGGATATGTTTTACCTTTCCAATAAACATTACAATCGTCGTAATCTAAATCTCCACGACGAAATTGATTTATATGTACCATTTCATGTTTAATAACTCGACCTCTTTCTGAAGGATCTAATTTACTATTAATTAAAATAGTTTCATTGTTATTTGCTTTTCCAAGAGTATCATCTCCTAGATCAACATGATAAACTGGAACTCCTAATTCTTTATAAGGAGGTGGTGGTAGTTTAAATCCCATATTATTTATAAGGAAATTTTTTATTAAACCATTCTTGTCTAGCAGCACAGCCGCAAGGGATATTTAATCCCTCGCTGACTCTGTCTACTATTGATTTAACACCGGTCACGGTAGTAAATTTGTGAATATCATCACCAAGTCCGGTTGATTTCATAAATTAGTTATTATGACCATTGAATATCACTCCAGTACATTTGCAATGGAGTTGATGCTTGATCTTTACCTAATTGTGCGCTAGCTTTTACGCCACCTGGATTAGCAGTTAAAGCTGATTTTACAGCATCTCCTAATGGTGCACCTGTTGAATTAGTAGGATTTACTTGTGACGAACTAGATGTACTAGCTGTAAAAGTAATAGTATCTTTTCCACTAGGTAGTGCGTTTAAAACTACTTCTAAAGTTTGAGCAGCGGTTTGTTTTATTTCAGTAACTAATTCTGCATTAATTAAATGTTTTGTATTTAAATAACTAGAAGCATTACCTAAAACGTTAAATTCTATAAATTTTGCCATTTTTTGTTATTGTTTATGTTAATGTTTATGTTTATGTTTTGGTTAGATTTATACAGTTCTACTCTGTTTTATTTAACTATCTTCTTCCAAATTTTAAAGATTTCATAGGGCTTTTCATCATACTTGGTCCCTCAAAATCTCTGCGCGATCTACTTAGATCTCCTTTGTTACCGCCATACTTTTGTTCTTTCATAGGTGATTTATGCGCCATTTTAGCTGGTGACTTATGGCCCATACTTGGCCCTGCAAAATCTCTACGTGATCTGCTTTCGTCTCCTTTATTACCACCATATTTTTGTTCTTTCATAGGAGACTTCATCATGCTTGGCCCTGAAAAATTAAACGTGCGATATTGATTTGCTGCCCCGCCTGAGTATCTTTGTAAGTTTTTAAAATCATCAGGATTAGTTTCTTGAAACTTTTTTATATCAGCTTGTGTAAATTTACCAGTATTTTGGACATTTTGAATAAACTCGGGATTATTAGCATTTTGCCGTGAAAATTTATTAGCTCCTGATACTATTTGAGATTTCATAGTATCTATTCTGCGATTTCTTGTTTTATCCGTTGGATCTCCTGCGTCTGATACAAAACCTTCAGGTTTAGGGTCAAGAAAAGGATCTGGATTATTATTAATAGGATTAGTTTTCATATTAACACCTTCAGTTCCTTGACCTGCTATGTCTTCTACTGGCATATATTTTAAATCATCGTCCATAGCTTTCATAGGACTTTTAGGGTCTCCCATCATTGCTACTCCTTTTGAAT